CTTGGTTGTATGATATAATGGAAACTCCTGTTTATCCAGTAGAATTAGAAGAAAGAGCAAGAGAGCTTAAGTATGATAAAGAAACAGATCAACCTAAAAAATATGTTGCAGGATTGTCTGACAAAGAAAAAAAGGCTCACGATAGACATTTAGAAAAACAAGGTAAAAAATCAGATAGCGATCCTAGTGCTTACAAGCAATCGCCAGCTGATAAAGTTGCAAAAACTAAACCTAGTAAGTACACAAAACGATTTAAACAAATGTATGGTGAGTTAAAAATAGTAAAATCATTAAAAGATAACGAAAAAGAACCAGAAAAGATGAATGTTGGCATAAATCAACAAGGTTTACCTGTTGAATCCTATGATATAGGACACGATTATGCAAAATATACTTCATCAATAACACCTGGTGAGAAACATTATAATCCAAATTATCAAGGTAGTTCCTATAAACCAAGTAATCCTAAAGACAATTTGATCAATATTAATGCAGAAAAGGATGAAAAAATGATAAAGAAAGTTGAGTTAAAAAACATAGAAGAATGGGTAAGTAGCAAAGATACAATAGATAAATATAAGGAACGATACGGTAACGAGTGGGAAAGTAAACTACAAGAAGTTTACAATAAGATGTTTAATAAAGTCGTAGATACAAAAAATAATTTTGTTGAAAGTCGTATCAAAGAATTTGAAAGAGATTTAACTACTTTAAGTGATAGTGATTTTATAACAAAACACAATAAAGAAAAAGAAGTAGCTAGAAAAGAAATACAAATGGGAAGCATTTTGAAAACATTTAAAGAGTTTGAAGAACTTGATAAAAGATGTGATGAGTGTTCGTTTGAACACGAAAAAGAAGGTTTAATGGAATCTGAATATCAAGGTAAAAAAGTAAAGTTAAATGATCCTTTTAGAACACCAGGAGGCCCTAAGAAGTTTGCTGTTTATGTAAAAAATGAAAAGGGTAATGTTGTAAAAGTAACTTTTGGCGATCCAAATATGGAAATCAAAAGAGACGATCCTGATAGAAGAAGAAATTTTAGAGCTCGACACAATTGTGATAATCCAGGACCTAAATGGAAAGCAAGATATTGGAGTTGTTATCAATGGAGAGCTGGAGCAAAGGTAGAAAACTAATGAGCAAATATAGAACAACTTGGACACAAATACAAGAACAAATGAATGAGGCACAATCTCATACTGTTAGATATGTTGATCCACTAAACAAAAAGAAATTTGCAGTACCATTTAAAACCCACGATGCTGCTGAAAAGAAAATGGCACAACTTAAAAAAGATGGTGTCAAAGATATTAAGATTACAATGGATACTTTAAAACCAGGTGTAAGTTTTAAAGAAGAAAATGACCACGAAGTTTCAATGGCAAGAGGTGAGTTAGAAGCAATTGCTGACAAAGCAACTCAACTTGCTTCAATGTTAAAAGGTAAATCAGATGAAGGTAATCCATTAGAGGCTTGGGTACAATCTAAAATTACAAAAGCAAAAGACTATATCAATTCAGTTTCAGATTACTTAATGTATAATCCTGATATGAAACAAAATGAAGAAAATGAATTAAAAGAAGCAATTAGTCCAGAACAATTAAAAAGATTAAAAGATAGTTGGTCAGACCTTAAAGTGATGTCTCCTGAAAAAGTTAAATCATTAAAAAACTTTTTAGACAAATATTCAACAGATAGTTTAGCACAACTTTCACAAGCAAATATTAACTTTGTATCTAATATGGCACGAAGTGTTATGAGTAAAAGAAAAATGGGTGATCCAAAACACGCTGGTTCTATGAAAGAAGACGCAGCTCAAGATATGGAAAAAGTTGCAAAATTAAGAATACGTCAAATGATGATACAAACTAAAATGCAAAAAATGGATAAAGCAGATCCTAAAAACAAAACTCCTTTGGCTATTGCAAAAAATGATTTAGAAAATATACAAATGAGAATGGATCAACTTAAACAAAGAGCAGAAAGAGAAAAAACAAGACCTCAAATTGCTGCTCAAAAAGAAGTTGAAAAAGATAAAACACAGATACAAGAAAAAATTGAAGGACTTGAAAATAAGTCTGACAAGTCAGGCATACCGTATGGAATATTGAAACAAGTATATGATAGAGGTATGGCTGCGTGGAAAGGTGGTCATAGACCAGGAACTACTCCACAACAATGGGCGTTTGCACGTGTAAATAGCTTCATTACAAAAGGTAAAACATACTATACGGCTGACGCTGATTTAGCGAAAAAAGCACGTAAGAATTAGGAGAAACAATGAGTAAAAAATACTTAGATACAAAGTCTGGCAGCTTGGAAGAAAAGATTTCTCAAATCGCTAAAGAGCAGCCAACAATTAAAAAACCAGAAACAAATGTTAAATTAGAAGCTAAAACTTATTTTGGTGTTAAAGAAGGTTCACTTGCTGCAGCTGCTGCCAAAGTTGTAAGTGAAGAAACTGAATATCAAGCAAAGTTTAAAAAAGAATTAGAAAAAACTGGTAAATCAGTTGCTCAAATGTCTGACGCAGAAAAGAAAGCATTTTTTAATAAAATGGACACTATGCACAAAGCAAAAAATGAAACACACACTTGGACTAAAAATGTTATTTACAAAAAACAAAAAGCAACAGGTGGTGAAAAAGAAGTCATTAAACCTATTAAAGAAGGTAGAATGAAAGATATTGCTACTAATCAATCAGAATTAGAAAGATTAACAAAAAGACTTTCTGATTTAAGAGATAAAAAGAAAGCTACAAGTGATAAAGATGCTAGTGCTAAATTAGCAAAAGACATTTTACAAACTCAAAAATCAGTTGCAGATTTAAAACTTTCTATGAGAGAAGTAAGAGAACCATATGCTGTAGGTATGGCTCAAGCAAAAAAAATAACTGGTGATGAACCACCTCTTAAAAAATCTACAATTACAAAAGCACACGATATTGCAAAAGCAATTATGAAAAAAGAACAAGCTATAAGTCAACAAGCTGTTAATAAATTTCATACTAAGTTAGATAAACTTGTTCACAAAGCTTTTGGTCACAGCTCAGATGAGAAAAAAATGAAAAAAGAAACTAAGTCTTTTAAAGAAATAAGACAAAAAATGAACGCTCAAAAAGACGCTGAGAATGACACAACAGAAAAAGGTAAGACTATGACAGGTCAACCTTTGGCTAAAATAGATACAGAACCAAAAACTAAAATAATATAATTTTAGGAGAACTCTACTATGTTACCTAAAATATATTGTGATATGGATGGTGTTCTAGCTGATTTCAAAGTAGGTGCTATAAAAGCAACGGGTATGTCCATTAACAAATGGATGAGTATACCATCATCAAAAAAGAAGTGGCAACCAATCATAGATACTCCTAACTTTTGGGCTGACTTACCTTGGATGCCAGATGGTAAAAGATTATGGTCTTATATTGAAAAACACAACCCTCATATTTTAAGTGCTTACGTAGAACAAACTTTTGATCCTAACTGTATACCTGGTAAAAAAGCTTGGTTGAGAAAAAACACAGGTCTTACTGACTCAAGTAGAATTAATCTTGTTAAAAGAAAAGAAAAAAGATTATTTGCAAAAAGAGGTAATAAAAGAGGTGAACCTGCATTATTAATAGATGATTATATCAAAAATGTTAAAGACTTCATAGATTCAGGTGGTATAGGAATACATCATACAAGTACATCAAACACAATATCTCAATTAAAAAAACTAGGTTTCTAATACCTTTTATTATAAATAGTAACATATATCAACAAATTGAGTACCTATTAACAATTAAAGGGGAGAGAATAAAATGTCAAGTTGGAGTAATACAGACGCTTATACAGCAGCGCCATTATGGGCGTTGTTACAAGTTAAAAAAGCGCCTACATTAGCAAATATGGGTCCTGTGGACTCAGCAGCTGTTGTCAAATTATTTGAGAACGCTGAAGCAAATGATTTTATAACTGGCCAAACTATTGGTTTATTTAATTATGACGCAACTGAAACTCAATCAGGTAAAGTTGCACATAAAGGCTGGGTATTAAAAGTTGCAGGTTCTGGCGGTAGAAACGGTAGAACACAATACGAAACATTAGTCGCATTGGCTAATAACTAAAATGATTAATATAGGGGCGCTTAGGCGCCCTTATATATACTATATGAACAAAGTGATCCGTGTATATGCACGGAGTAGCATTCCCCACTAAAGGGGTTTAGAGGAGAAAAAATGGCAGATAAGAAAATAACGGCATTGACCGATTTAGGCGACGCTTTGGCGGCCGCTGATTTATTTCACGTAGTTGATGATCCATCAGGTACACCAATCAATAAAAAAGTATCAGCTGAAAATGTTTTTAATAACATACCAAGTTGGTTAGGATTAGCACAGTCTTCACAAACTTTAACAAGTGATGGTTCTACTACACTTGTAGCAAACGTAACATCAGCAATTACTGAAATCAATTCTTCAGGCGGAACTGGTACTGTTACATTAGCAGATGGTTCAGATGGACAAATTAAGACTTTTATAAATGTGACTGGAACAAATGTAATAACAATTACTCCTTCTAATTTAAGAGGTTGGACAAGCATTACTATGAACGCTGTTGGTGAAACAGTAACATTAATGTTTAAGAACTCTAATTGGAATGTAATTGCTAAAAATGAAGCTACTTTAGTTTCATAATAAAATTAAGGAAATATTATGACAATTGATATTGATACATTAAAAAAAGAACGTGAAATATTAAAACAGGATTTTGATTTATTAAGTTCCAGAATATCACAAGCTGAAAAAGATATTGGAACTATGAAAAGTAATTTAAATGCTGTATTTGGAGCTATTCAACAAGTTGATAAACTTATGAAAATAGCAGATCCAAAAAAAGATGAAAAACAACTGTTAAATGAAAAAGAAATGCCTTTTAGTAAACAACAGGCATTAAATTTTGCGACAAGTTAATATGAATAAAAAAATAGATAAATTTGTAGAAGAACTTGCAAATAATACGCCACATAGTGGTCAGTTTGAAAATATTGATGAAGTCGAAGAGGATTTAATAGGAGGTAAACCTTTTAAACATTTAAAAAAGGAACTGAATATTAAAAATAAAAAAAAGGAGAACAATGAAAACGTTTAAACAACATATCAAAGAATACAAAGGATATGCTGGAGACGCTTACGGAGTAGGAACAATAGGTAGTGAAACATCTATTGAAGACGGTTCTATTGGCGTTCACAACATTCACATACCTGAAGTATTAGAAAAAGTAAATGCTTTTGTTGGATCTATTGCTGATAAGGAATATTTAAGACCTCAAGCTGCATTAGAACAATTAAAAGCAAAATTAGGTAGTTTAGGTTTGTCTTTCAAAGATGAAGTAAAAATTGAAAATAAAAATGGTACTTTTGAAACTGGGATTGCTCAGTTTGGCGGCCGTTTCGGTAAAGATACTGATGGCTCTGACATTAATGATGATGGTATTACTCATAAAGTAGGCAGAGAGTTAAAGTTAAAAGGTAAATACGAAACATTAGAGAACGGCGCTGTAAAAGTTTATGCAGAGCTTGGCTAATGTTTAAAAAGATAACAAAAGAAAATTGGTTATTTTACGCTATTAAAAACTACAATGTTCCTGATTTAGATTCGGAACAACAGTTTTATGAAGATGTGAAACGATTTAAGTATATTAAACGCTTATTTCGTAAATATAATACAACAGGTGAACTAAAAGTTAGACTTATATTAAATCATATTATAATTTTAACTAACGTATTTGGTAATGAAGCTGCTGCTACATTATTATTGTACAAAGTTGAAAGAGAATATTGGAGTTTATTAAAAACTTTTTTACAATATTTAAATATCATAAGACTTGATGAGTTATCTGACATACCTGTAAATAAAAATTTGTTATCTAATTTGGAGAAATTATAATGGGAAGAGCTATAGATTTATTGATAACTTATAGATTAATTAAGTTGTTAACGACACCGTTTGAACAACAAGATGCTTATAAGTTAGGTATCATTGATAAAGATGGTAAAGTTTTAAGAAAAGCAAAACAACTTAAAACACCAGAAGAAAAAGACTCTTATACATTACTTCATAGATTTGTATTTAATCTTAAAAGACTTATTAATGTCATACCTGGAGGTAAATCTAAATTTGGCACTTATGCTGCTGCATTAGGATTATTACTAAGAGAAGACGAAGAAAAGAAATTAAATAGAAACGATTTAGAAAATACATTGTACAAATATTTAAAAGACAATAAGTTAATACATTATGGAGATGATTTAAATGAGGCTGCTGAGTTTGATTATTTACCAAAAGGTCGTTTTACAGTTATAGAAGATTTGACAGACCTAGAAGGTAATCATATTGCTGAAGTTGGCGATATTGTTTATACTAAATTTGATGAAAAACCAGCAGATACATTTTTAGGAACACATTTATATAAAGTAATTAATGAAGATAAACAAAAAGAACTTTTAGTAGCAGAAGATCATATAGAAAGAATAAAGTTTTAATGCACAATTTAAATTGGATACCTAATGCTGGCAATTTTCAGGAATACACTTATGAGTGTGAATGGATGGAATGTGATTGGAAAATTGTATATGGTACTTTTAATTTAGTTACCGCTTTTATGTATCCTTGGATAAGGATTAAATATGATTGATTTTAAAAAATTAAGAGAAACTTGTTGGACAGGATATAAACAAGTAGGATTAAAGAAAAAAGGCGACAAGATGGTACCTAATTGTGTACCTGAAGAAGCCCCAGCAAATTCTGCTGGCGGAGGAAATATTGCTGGTATTGGAGTAGGACCAGATGGTGAGCCAGGCGTTCTACCAAGAGCGGCCCAAATATATAAAAAGAAAAATAAAGAAGATTTAAAAGGTAGAATGATGAAGTTTCTATCTAAGTTTAGAACTGTTGAGCAATATAACAAACTTGAAGTAGAAAACATCATTAATAAGATTGACTCAAATGATGAAGTTTATGAAAATCAAATTGAACCTATCGTTAAAAATTTAAAAAGAAAAAAAGAAGATGGTACTTATACTGAAGAATTTGCAATTAAAGCTTTCAGATATGTTATTGACGAACATACAAAATCATTATCTGAACAAGTAAAAGATACAGCAGCTTCAAAGTTACTATTCAAATACCTTTTATGAACGAACAATGGACAGACAAATATAAGAGATCAATAGATTGTGATAATCCAAAAGGGTTTTCACAAAGAGCTCATTGTCAAGGTAAAAAGAAAACGTTTAAAGAATTAAGAGAATATATGTTTGGCACTTCAGTTGGGCCAATTGATATACAAAAACCTATGGCGTCAATGGGTTCATCTGGTCAGTTTTTTCCTAACAGAAAATATGCAACCACATTACCTGCTTTAACAGCGACTTATCAAGGACCAGGATTTGGCACATATAAGCCTATGGTAACAGCACAAAAAATTAAAACACCTGCAATAAAGCCTGACTTTAGGTCAACAGGTGAAAAAAACATAAAAGAAAAAAAGAAAAGGGACTAATATGATAGACTTTAACTTAATAGATATTATTGTTGATTTGATGACAAGATTTTGGCAATTTACAGTATTAGGTATTTTGATTATATTAGGATTTGTAATTAATCTTTCTGACAAATTATTAAAAGGAAATAAAGTAGATTTTTCTTATGAGGAATATCCACTTATGCAACCAATCAGAATTCCAACAAAAGGTAAAGGATTTTGGAGTGCAATATGGTTATGGTTAATGACTGTAAGAACTTGGACAGTTGCAAAAGATTTTCATTATAAATTAAAAGGTGTAGAATACGTTATACCAAAAGGTTTCGTATTTGATGGTGCAAGTGTACCTAAATTCCTTGCGTCATTTTTATCACCAGTAGGAGTATTATTAATTGGTGGTTTAATACACGATTATGCTTACAAGTATGAGCAACTATTAGAAAAAAATCAACCGTTAGTTTCAGACGAAAGTAAGAAATTAACTCAAAAAGAAGCAGATATAATTTTTAGAGATATAAACATAGAAGTCAATGGTTTTCATTTCTTAAATTATCTTGCTTATTGGGCATTAAGAATTGGCGGTTTCGTTGCTTGGAACGGTCATAGAAAAAGAAACGTTAAAATAGGAGACTAATATGTTTTTAACAATAGGTTTAGTTATAGGTTTTATACTAGGTTGGTATGTGAACGAAAAGTTTGAAGACTTAATTGAAGTCTCAAATAAATTAAAGTTTTGGAAAAAATAAATGTTTGGTGGTATTAAATTATTTTTCATAGGTATTATCATCAGCGCTGTCATAGGCGCTGGTGCCTATGTAATGAAATTACAAAGAGATAATGTAATTTTGAAAGAGAACGCAGTTAAATTAGAGAGTGCTATATCTGAACAAAAACAAGTTATAGAAAATCAAAAAAAAGACTTTGCTGAAATACTAGAAGCAAATAAAAAGATAAATCAATTAGTCAACAATCTTAAAAAAGATTTAGATGATTTAGATAAGAGATTTAACAAAGGTGAAAGAGATATTGGCAAACTGGCCATTGAAAGAACAGGTGCCATTGAAAGAATTATAAACAAAGGTAGTGAAAACGCTAAGAGATGTATTGAAATCG